ATCTCCGCCATCTGCTGGAGCTGAAGCTGCCTGCTCGAGTTCTTGAGGATCGGGACGGAAATGCGGGAGGCAAGCTCCAGCGACAGGGCCCGGGCGAACAAGGCTGTGAAAGCGCTCTCGCTGACATCGTTGCGAACATATTCGAGGATCGCCGGCCCGAGGTCGGTGAAGAGGTAGTTCTCTGCGACCGTGAACGGGAACACCGTCAGGCTGTCGTCGAGCTGCGGCAGGAAGGGATAGATCGGATAGGCGACGGTCTGGAGTCCGGCGACAACGGTTTGCTGGCGTTGCACGCCGCTATCGGGCGGAAGCAGCCGGCGAGGCGAGGCCACGTTCGCCGGCAAAGCATAGGCGAAGCCGAATTCGTCGGTCCGCTCGTTCGTGATCTGGGCGAGCGCCGCGCGGGTGATGACGAAATCCCAGTCATGCGCTTCGAGGAGCATTTCTACGCTGGGCTGGTAATGGTCCCGGATGTGCCCCGCCTCGACGCTGTCCTCGTCGAAATCGACGATCCGCGAGGCCGGGACCTCCGCGAGAGCCATGTTGGCGATCTGAACCTTCGAGAGCGGCATGCCTCGGGTTTAGCCGATGCTGCGATATAGGTTAGATCGCTTGGTAACCGAGGGCGGATGGCTTCTTGAGCTGGACCGCGGATCCGGCTGATTCCGACGAGATCGTCAGCGTTACGGCACCGCCGGTGGCGCCAATTTCCACGATCCACCTGCCATTCACCGGGTTTATCGCGCCCGCGGAGAATGAGTTGGTCGCCTGGTATAGGAGCGCGTTGTCAGCGTTCTGGATATTCATTTCGAGCTTGCCGCCCGAGCCGCTCGCTCCCGTGATGGTCTGGCCGACAACGGAGCCGGAAGGAATGTCCAGGGCGAGGTTCACGCCCGTAGTGGTGCCTGCTGACTGAATCGAACCGATGAGTTCGACGATATAGGCGGTATTCGCCGCTGCGGTGAAGGTAAGGGAGCTTGCCGTTTGAGACGTGACGGTTACGGCGGTGTCGTCAGCCGAGAGCCTGACCCAAGCCGCCCCGCCTCCGCCCCCGCCGCCGCCCGTCGCCGAGAGCACTGTCCCGACCATTGCGAGCCCGCTTCCGAGCGTGATCTCTTGCGGATCACCGGCACCGCCGGCAGAGCCGCGGCCCAGCAGCACTGAGGCCGCCGCCGTGTCCTGCATCTTGGCGTAGGAGACGGCGTTGTTCGCGATCGTCGACGCCACTGCGCCGGCAGTGGTCGTGACATCGCCCGTAAGCGCCGGCATGCGCGCAGCCGGCAAGGTGCCGGTTCCGAGATCGGCCGCGCTCCCGCTGGACGCCACCGCAGCCAGCCCGTCGAGCTTTGCCTTGGCCTTGCCGAACGCGACGAGGATGCTGTCGGTCGCGGCGATGCTGCCTGAGCCACTGGCAAGGCCCGTGAGCAGCGCCGCGCGCACCCGCGCATCGGTGTAATAGAGGTTCGTTGCGCCTTCGGTGACACTGTCGGTCGAGCCAGGCGAAGGGCTGATCTCGACGTAAGCCGAGCCTGACCAGCGATAGGTCTTCCCGGTGTCGTCGGCGATATAGATGATGCCGGCCGAGCCCGTGGTCGGGAACCCAGCCAAGTTCACATATTCGAGAACGTCGTCGACATAGGCCGGGAGATAGGCGGCAGCGATCTTCGAGCTTGCATCGAGAGGCGCAACGCCATTGGCGGCTCCCTTCTCGGAGGAGGCGATCCGCGCCGTCGCATCGACCGCGTTGATGGTGATGTTCGCCGAGCCATCGAACGGTTGGCCGTTGATCGTGCGGGCCGTGGTCAGCTTCGTCGCGCTGAGGACGTTCTTCCCGCTGTCCGCGGTGTTGTTGACGTTCTGAAGCCCGAGCGTCGTCTTGACCGCCGTCGCGTCTGCATCGTCGAGGAACGATCGTGCGAAAGAGGTGATCACGGCGGGATCTATCGAGAAGACCGTGCCCGTTCCGCTGACGACGATGTCGCCATAATCACCATCGGTGAGCGCCCCGCCGGTTCCGCTCCCGCCGCCGGTTGCCGGAGCGGCCGGCACATATTGGTCACCTTGATAGGGCTGACCGGGAAAGCGGCGGCTATAGTCGGGCACGGTGCAGCCTCACATAAAAAGACGGGCGACCCGGGGCATGGGCCGCCCGTCTCCTGCCTTCAGCTTACTTCTTACGCCGCTGGGGGCTGGTTGCTTCCTGCTGCTCCGCCCGGGCGGCAGCGGCCTCGTTGCTCTCGACGCCTTCGGCGGCGACATATTCGCCGGCCGGAAGAACCTCTCCGACATTGTGCGCCGGCAACGCCTGAGGGGCAGTCGGGTTCGGCGCATGTGGGGACACGGGAGCGACCTCGATCGGAGCAGCGGAGATGCCGAGATGCCGAAGATCTTCGGCGTCCTCCTTGTGCTTCGGTTGGCCGTTCGCACCGATCTCCACGAGACCCTGACCGGGCTTGGAGCCGGCGAGCTCCGCCTCCGTCACCCTCGAGCCGGCCGCGAGCAGGGTGCCGCCGATGAAGTGCGGCTCCTTGAGCAAAAAAGTCTTCATTTCTCAGCCTCCCTTACGCAGCGTTCACGTAGCCGCTGGCATAGTTGGTGGTTGCCGTCCGATCCTTGCGGATGTCGGCGGTGAAGGTGCCGGCGGTCAGTGGGCCGTTGGCGACCGTGTAGCGCGTGCCGATGAAGCGGCGCGTGTTGCGCGGGACCACGATCGAAAACGGGTGATAGCCCGGCACGAGGAGCGCCTTGCCGATCGGCTGCGAGGCGGCGAGCGTTTCCACGTTCGTCGTCAGCGCGGAGTCGTCGGCCTGGATTACCTCGAACACCACGGTTGCGGCGCCTGCTGCGGCGGCCGCGACCTGGGTCGAGAACACCACGAACATCTCCTCGCCGGCACCGACATCTCGAATGGGCGTCGTGCCGCCGGTATCCAACGCGTTGGTCGAAACAGCGGTGGCGGTAACCGCCTGCTGGTCCGAGAGCGTCAGCTGCTTGTCCACATAAGCCATTGTCTTGTCTCCTGTCCTTGCGCTCAGACCACGCGGGCTTCGGCGTTGATGAGCTGATCGACTTCGCGAACCGGGATGCCGAGGAAGCGCACGATCTCGCGTCCCTCGATCGTATCGAGCGTGATCTGGGCCGATGCCTTGCTGATCGCCTGCGTGTGCAGGATCGATTTCACGGTCGGGTTCACGTACCAGGCCGCGCGGCTCAGCCCGCCGTTCGCGCCGGCATTCTTCCGGAGCTGCGTCGGGATACGGTAGAAAGCCTTGATCATGATCGTGATCAGGTCGGCCGCCGACGTGTTCGTCACGAGGTTCGAGACGTCGATGTTCGCGATCCGGACGACCGCCCGATAATCGCGCACCGCGATGCCGCAGCGCCACATGAAATGATCGGTATAGCCCATGAAGTTGTTGCCATTGGCATCCTTCAGGACGTCACCGACGTAGGCGCCGTCGACGCCGACACCTTCCAAGCCCGCCTTGTTGACGGTCACGTCCTCGTGCTTGAGGCCGCCGGTCGTGTTCTTCGGATAGATGCCGTGGATGGCATCGCCCCAGCCGACGAGCAGGATCGACGTGTTGTCGGTGCCGGTGCCGCCGGCATCGATGATCTGGCTCGCCCCGGAGCCGGACAGGCTATTGTAGCGCGCCATGATGCCGGTGAACTGCTTCGGATCGGCGCCGGCATTGCCGTAGAGCGTGTAGGAGGCCATCGCCTGGTTCATGCTCTCCATGAACAGCCGGCTTTCCTCGTAGCGGTACCGGTTGACGTTGCCGCTGAGCAGCGCGAGCTCGCGGTCGACCTGGAAGAAGCCTTCCAGCATCGCCGCCGTGTCGTCGATCTGCGCGCCGGTGCTCTTCGAGAGTGGAACGCCCTCGTTCAGCCGGCGGAAATAGACGGTCGGCAGGCCGGTGATGATCGTGGTCCGGTTGCCGGTCGGCAGATTGCCCGGCTTCCACACCATGTCGTCGAGGATCTCGTTCGCCTGGGAAAGCAGGTTGACGCGCTCGGTGTCGAACGTGCCATCCGGCCCCATCGCCTTTGCAATGTCGAGGAGCGTGGGAACGCTCGTACCAATCGCGGCCATAGTTCAATCTCCTATTTGGTCGCAGTTTCGGAAGGCCCACCGTAGACTTTGTCCCAGATGGGTCGGGTATCCGCCGGGGCCGCTTCGCCCTGGTGGAATTGGTCTTCGCCGATCATCGAGCCGATGCGGCGCATGAAGCGGATGGCGTCGGGGTGGTTACCGAGTCCGCTGTCCTCAAGCAGCTTCCGGAAGGACTCGCCCTCCTTCAGGCCGACGCGGTCGAACACCTTGCCGGCGATCGACAGGCTCTCGTCCCACTTGTCCTTGCCGATCTCCGGATCCGCCTTTGCTTCGGCGAGCCAGTTCTTGCGCACCTCGGCCATCTGCGTCTGGCTCTCCTGGGCCATGCGCTCCTGAAGCTGGGGCAGGACCTTGGAGGCGTAGGCATCGACGAGCTGCTGCGCGGCTTTGTTGGAGAGGTTCATCTCCTTCATCACTGGCGCCACCGCATCGAATGCGGCCTTGTCGAAGTCGGAGCCCTCCGGCGCCTTCACCTCGTAATCGCCCTCGGGCGCGCCGATCGTGTCGGGGAGCTCCGGCTTGGCTGCTTCTGCCTCGCCTTCCTTCTTCCCGGCCGAACCGAGCGCCGTTTCCTCCTCGGTCGTCGTTTCCGCGCCAGGAGTCTCGACGGTGTCAACGCCGCTCGAAGTCGTCGTCTCCGTCGTCGGGGTCTCCGCGCCGGTCTCTT